GTAAAGTTGTGTGTTGCAGTCATCAATTCTTTCTTGAATGATGTGCACATAAAGTTGCCGCTAAATGCCATTTTACAATCTCCTTATAAGCTCGGCTAGTTCAGGATGACCTGCATCTTTGAGAGCATTATACACAGTTGTACGGTCACTGTGAATAGCCTGCCTCATATAGTAAGCCACCAATTTCTCCAGATGCTTAGAGAAGGCATGCGCCTGATCCCTGATTGCTGGATGCGCTGAATCCGATACAGCTATAATCTTTTGCACACACTGCTCGGACAATTCGTCAGGAGTTAAACCCCTGTTATCAGTTGTATTTACTTGAACTAAAGATTCATCTTTAGGAACGCTTACATCTATCTTAAACATTACAATTCTATCCTTGGCTCGCCATCACGATAGCTATCTCTTTTCAACCTGCCATCTCCTAATACCGCAAGTCTTTGCATAGCTTCGTCAAACTTTTCTTTGTACATCGCAAGCACATCTTGCTCACCCTTCATAAACACATACGCATTTACTAGACTTCCATAAAGCAACGCTTGTTCTGCATTATCACCTAACCAAGACGTACTCGCTGTAATAATGGAGGGTGGATCATAGTAATAATGTAACTGAACCAAATAGTTAGTATCAGGTGTAGGCGCTACAATAAAATTACCTGGGGAGTTAGTAGAAGTAAAATCCCCATCAAACTCTGAATAGTATTTTGGTAGCCCAGTAGTTGTTTGATTTGGGTATGCTTCACGCATAAAGTTAACGTCCTTCTCGATCAGAAAGTTGTAGTTGTTACTAGAATCAACTACGGCAAAAGAAAAAGGAGCAAGGAAATCATTAGGTCTTGCTATATATGGATGCGAAGCAGTTACGTTTGCAGTGGCATTTTTCCTAAGTTCTGGAATCATTACAGTGCGATGTATTAATTCTTCCGTTTGTCGTACAAACGTAGGTATCTCTGCAACGAAAGTCGTTTCGTTGTTTTCTGTAAAATCTTGTATCGACTGTACTAATTCAGTGTAATTCATCTACTTATCCGTTTCTGGTAAACGCACCACCACGAGTTGCTGCACCCATACCACGGCACTTACCACCCATACCCATTTTAGTAACTTTTCCACCACTGGCTTTTTTATCCACTCCACGACCTTTTAGTACGTCTGCAAACGTGACTTTGCCATCTTTGTTTAGATCAGGAAACTTACCACCATCTTTTTTCTTAGGAACAAGCAGTTGATCTGCTTCTTCAGGCGGACTTACATCTATAATATCAGGACGCTTTTTTGGTCTTGGAGACTCTCTAAGTGGCCTACGTTTTGGTTTCATAGGCTTTTTTAAATTCTTCGGGGTCTTCTTGGGGCTAGGTACTGCCATGTCTTAATCCTCGTTGTAAAGGTTATCAAATACTCTATTCACATCCAGTGTATAGTCTAAATCACTTTTTGAATAGTGTATATGTTGTGAAGGTCTAAAATCTGGTGCGCCTTTACCAGTCTCAAACCAAGCGGGGTGTGTTACTCTCACACGATTATTAGGGAGCGCAACAATATTACCTGTCCATTCTCCTGCGTCTAACAACTGCATAACATGACTTTGTTTATGCTGTGCAGGGTCATCAGCTATTTCACTTTCTGCATAGTCGACGGTAAACATATATTTTGCAGGAAACATATTACCATCTATCTTGGCTAACCAAGGACAAGGAGTTGCTCTGTCAAGAACGTACACAGCATGTGTATGCGAGGAACAGTCCCAAGGCTGTGCGTCATGCACCGCCATAGGTTCGGGCCATTCCTCAAATGGCTCATCTGCAACTAACGCAGTTATAGGCATCCTAGCCCACATTGCACCGCCATGTACATTCTCATCGTCTTCCTCATCTGCTTCGCAGCCTGTAAAGATGACTTGAAAACTCAAGCATCTGTTTGGCATTGTTGTTACCGCTATTGCCATCGCATGAAGAAACTCTCCATGATAGGCTTGATGGTTATGCGTATATTCACGACGGACCCAACATTTAAAATGCGGTATATTACTTTGTAAATAAGGCATTATCTACGTGTTTTGCCACCTTTAGCCATGGTTTTCTTCTTCATCCTGCCACCATACATCTTCTTAACAGCGCCACCTTTAGCCATGGTTTTCTTTTTCATTCTGCCGCCGCCCATCTTTTTGACAGCGCCGCCCCTCGACATTGTCTTCTTCTTTATTTTGCTACCTTTTTTCATAGCAACGGGCTTTTTCATTCTGCCGCCACCCATCTTTTTGACAGCGCCACCCTTTTTGTAACCTTTTTTCTTCATAGCCATTTTTGATCTCCTTTAGACTATAGTTATGTTACCCACCATACTACCGTGGTTTGTGCATTGATACACCAAAGATGTATCGGAGGGTTCGTGAGGCACAATAAATTGTGTCAATCCCGTTGTTGAATTATAGTTTTCTGTAACGCCTGTTGTAAAGTCTGAGCCACCCGCAGATGTTCTTATTTTTAAAGGATGGCTTCCTACATTAGCCGTATTGTCTATAAGATAAGTATGACCCTTGTAGAAAGTAAAGTTTGGATTGTCTCCAGACGTAGCCCCAGGACCAGTAAAAGTATATGCAGAAGATCCGTTTGTACCTGCCGTGTACTTAGTAACAGGGCCAGTTGTCTCGTCATTTAGTCGAATCCACACTCCTCCGTGCGCGAAATACAGTCCCCCAGTCGCATGCACATGCGCCACAGCACCATGGTATGTGGAGGCACTTGGCAAATCACTTAAAGCTGCGTAGTAGAAAACAATTTTGTTTGCACCAGAGCTGACGTCTAGTAGTCCACTTGAATCAATTATGTCTGTAAGAGTTGTACCGTTACCAAGAGCAGCGTACACCTCGTTAAAGTTATCATTGATTTTATCCGCACCTGCACGGAGCGTGTCTCCTGTTCCGTCATTTGCAGATGAACCAATACCTACTGTTTGCTTTGCCATCTTTTATTCCTCGTCAAATGTCTGTGATGTTGAGTCTAATGTAACTAATGTGCTGTCAAATCTATCTGCAACTGATACCGTTGCTGAACCAACAGCACCTGTGGCTGACACACCAGTAATTAGATTTGCATCTGTTTCTGATATGGAGACACTAACCCTACCTACAGAGCCTGTAGCAATAACAGCAGGATTACCCACTGGATCAAAACCAACTATAGCCCTACTAGCTAGTAGAGCAGTATCAGGTCTAGGGTTGCGTAGGGATTGGGGATCATTTATTTTTATTCTGCCAAGAAAATTTTGAGGTTGATCGGGATCAACAATATCCCTTCCAACAAGAAAACCTGTTTTAACACCATTTCTATATTCAGGCACGAGATCTTTTAAAGGATACCTGAACCCCGTCCTGTCACAAAAACCAAAAGCATGTTTACCTTTTGCGTAACTCATTAACCACCCATAAACGTATCAAAAGGAACAAATTTAATTGATGCCGTTTCTTCATCTTCACCTGCTGCAAGCTGAAACTGAAACTCATATTCTTGCTTCAATGGTGCTGCCCTTGCGGCTACTTCTGGTTTTTTCATAGCTATGTAATAAGCTAACCCAGAAACTAACGCAGGTACAAAGCGCGGTGGCACAGATGTAACTGTAGACCCTATACCAGAAGACAACCCGTCTATACCTTTTAGCCTATAATAAAAAAGCGTGTAGGTTGTTGTGCTATCTGGCACAGGCCACAAAGTTATTTTCGTTTCTGTTGGGAGCCTTTGGACGTAGATCTGGGTCGGCCTACCTTGCGTTTCTTTGTTGGTTTGTTGGGCGTAGGTTGCGACACTGATCCTTTGGAGGGCGGTGTCGACTTGATTTGTACCTGTGCCTGTGCGGATTTGGTGTTCGATGATGTCAATCGTGTCCGCAGGTAGCGTATAAGTCGCAGTACCTGCCGAAATGGATATAGTATTAGATTCAATGGTGAAGAGATTAAGCCCACGGTTTTGCCACTCCAATGTTAAAATGTTAAGGCTCCTACGAGCCGTTTTAAGATCATAGCCTGAACGCATTTCAAGACCTGCCCGTTCATAAGCTTCTTCAAACAATTCTGGTAGATCTGGTGTTACTACTGCCATGATAATTTCCTATGTAACTACACTTCTGTGTCGCTTGGTTTTCTTTGCAATTTTCTTAGGTTGAGCCACATACTGCTTACCTGAAGCCTTGCCTCTTCTCTTTGCTCTTGAGGTAGCTGCATACTCACTACTGCTAAGAGACTTAATAGCCGAAGAAGGTAAATACCGTTCACCAGTAGCATTAGGCCCTTGCGTAGACGGTTTGCCACTCTTGGTTCTCCACTTCTGCTTAGTCCATGCTTTAAGACTTTTTTGCGACTTTTTTAACGCCATGTTGTTTCCTCAAGCTCTCCTTGGCTTTCTTTGCTATTCTTGCTTGCTCCGTTTTCCCAGACACTTTGCTTCTTTGTTCCATCACCGTTAGTATCTGTATCTTACGAGCGTAAGGTTTATTTATCCTTTTTACCTTTGCTGCTGTTGCCCTTGCATCTGCGGGTGTGGCATATTTTATTCTTACTGTATCCTTCGGGTTCTCGTCAGTATACAACCTGCGTCCAGAACCTTTTGGTTTCTTACCTGTTCCTACTCTTGGGTCTTTTCGCTTTGCCATTCCCTATTATGCCTTTCAAGGTTTTAGCTTGTTTTGCATGTGTTTTTGAAGCCTTGCTTAAACCCTTAACAACTTTGTTTAACTTTCTTTTACTAGATGCTTTCATCAGCTCTTATAGCCACCCCCTGCTTTCTTATAGGCAGAAGCAAGCATTTGTGCCTTTCTAGCAGACCATTGTCCAGGCGCTCCACCTTTTCCACCTGCTTTTATTCTATTAAATAATCGCTTACGCATTCCTGGTTTGGTGTAATTACCTGCTTCATTTACACGACTTTTAGACTTTTTCTTCTTTTTAGTCTTGCCACCTTTACCCATACGAATTATCTCAAGGTCTCTTGCATCGTCACCTGTAGATGTAAATCCTGCTTTTTCTTCCATTCTATTACCTCTTAATTGACTAGGCATTTGAGCACGAGAGATAGCCATCTAGCACTTCCACCTTTTTCTTGCTTGTCTTAAACGTGAGTTAGGATTTTTAGCTGCTTTAGGGAACTTCTTCATTTGCCCTGCGGAGCGAGCACAAAAAGATTTACGACGCTTGGCGTCTTTACTACCTTTTTTTACTTTACCAGTAACAGCAGTTTGTAGTTTAGATCCTGGGTTTTTACGACGATACGCGGCAACGCCTGCCTTGGTCATCCCCGCCCCAGATTTAGTGGGACGGAAATTTTTCTTGTTGCGTTTAGGCATTTCGCCTTTTTTCTTCTTTTCAGCCATGAGCCTACTCAGTTGTAGAACACTGTCATTGCAGTAATGTTTGTAAACGCTGAAACATGTATGTCACTAACACGAATACCATCAGATGGAATGTTTACTGAATGAGAATCAGATGCTTTGAAATCTAAATCAAGAACTGTAGAACCACCATTGCCATCTGTAATGGTTAAGCGTGGAGACCCAGATGTTGAAAGAACTTGAATCTGTCTTATTCTTGCAGGGCCAACAGCAAGAGATCCTGTGCCAGTAACACGTTTCGTTTGTACATCAGAACGCATACTTTACTCCTTTTTCTTTGTGGGAGTTTTGCGTTTTGCAGGTGCTTTACCACCCTCCCATGCTTCGTTTATGTCAGGAGTTGACGGGTCATCAGCTTTTAATGTCCCGTCTGCTTTCCTTGCACGAACCCCTTTACGAGGCTTCATTGCGGTTAATTTACCCATGATTCACCTATGAAACGGCTGCGCTAAACGGAGTAGCCTCTGATCCTGTTGCTGCTTGGTTTATAAGAACACGAAACTTGTTTGATGCAACATCTTGAATTTCTATGTGACCACCAAGAATACCACCTGTTGTAGTGCCGTCTAA